AAGATGAACTTAATCTAATAAAAAGTATTGAGTTGGAAAAAAGAAAGTTATTAGAACAAGAGATACAGCTTCTTACAGTTAGAGAAAGAAGAATGTTAAAGAGAATAGAAGATTTAAAACATTCTCAAGAAGTTGTAATAGATACTGAAACTCATGGTACTCAAGGAGATTCAGAAGTTAGCTTAGTAAACTACGAAAGCAAATTGAATAAGATACAAAATATAGAAGAAGCTTTAACTAGAGTTCAAGATAAAAAGCAAAAGGCAATAGATACATTACATAAGTTTGAAATGGATGAACAAAAGTTAGAATTGACTGTAATGAAGCTTGAACTTGAAATAATGAAGCAAGGT